ATGGCCGCTACCAAGGACACCAGAAAGCTTACGAAAAGAGTGCTTGACAAACTCAACAAAGACGGTTCTATCGGTCAGAACGTTTGGGACAGTGAGCTTACAGGTTTTCATGTTCGAGTCAGAAAGGGAGCACTGTCCTTTAGAGTTTCCTACTACAACGTATTAGGAGAAAGACGAGTAGTAACATTGGGCAGGTACGGGGCAACGATGGATGCAGGAGAAGCCCGAGAAGCTGCTAAAGAAGCCCTGTTGTTGGTATCCAGTGGACAAGACCCCCGACAGATTCAGGAACAGGCTAAACAGGAGATTAGAAAAGAGCATAGCCAGACCCTGAAAGCTTACTTAGAAGGCCCCTACACAGCCTTCCAGAATCGTCGTAAGGATGGATCGGGAACCCTTAGAAGGATACGAAAAGACTTTGAAGAGTGGCTTGATAAGCCCCTTTACAGCCTTACACGGGCTGATGTTGAACAATGGCAGGCTGATGAAGAAGCGAAAGAGAAACCTAGGGCCTTTTTAACACTGAAAAGGTCTTATGACGCCTTACACGCCTTATTAGTCCATGCTGCTGAAAGGGAAGTTATCCCAGATAATCCATTGAAAGGGATAAAGCTTCAAAAGCCAGCACTGAAAGAAGAAGACCTTATTGAAGAGGCTAACCGTAGAAGATACCTTGAAAAGCATGAAGTAAAGGCATTGTTCTTAGGGTTATCTGCTTATCAGGAACAACGTAAAAAAGAAAGACAGAACTCAAGAAGCCACGGTAAAGCTTACTTACCAAGTCTTGATAATCTCACCTATGTTGATCATGTTGAACCTTATATCTTATTGATGTATTACACAGGGTTTCGACCAGGGGACTTATTCGGGTTACGTTGGGAACATATCAACTTTCAAAACAAGTCTATTAGAAAAATCATTGAAAAGACTTCCCACCATAACCAAGCACCTATGACCTTCCCTGTATCAGATAAGGCTTTAAAGGTCTTAAAAATATGGAACAATCAACATGGAGCACCAAGTAAAGGGTATGTTTTCCCTTCAACGGTAACAGGTAAAAGGATGGATTCAACATCGATGCAAAAACCTTGGAAGACTGTTAAGAAACTCTCAGGTTTACCAGATGATCTACCAATGTACGCTTTACGTCACAACTTTGCATCACAGCTTGTCATGTCTGGTGTTGATCTTCTTACAGTATCTAAACTAATGGCACATGCTGATATTCAAACTACCATTGCTCATTATGCACACCTATCACCGGATCATACTAGGGATGCTGTTGAAGGGTTTTCTAATCTTATTAATATACACTGAGGCATTAAATTATTTCTATAGGAGATACAGTCTCCGACTATATGGGGAAATTTACCTTAAAAACCTTCACTAAAGCGAAGATGCATCATTTAGCAGGGTGAATGCTAAAATTGATTTTAGGGTAATTTTTCCATAGTAAATACCCTGATTCAATCGATTCTAACACTGTGTTGAAGGTCTGTATTACATCAACACGAAGAATTAGGGTGTTTTATAGGGTTTTTTAGTGTATTTAGAAGAGATGTTGAATTCCCTGTCTTACGACACCACATCAACACGATCAGTCTAAATGACCTAAAAGGTTCCTTTTAAGTGGGCACAGATGGGATGATGTAATCCCGTGCCCCTTCTTCAGTGTTACTTACAAATGCCTTTACAGCCTTGTTAAGCCTTGCCGACAGGCAGCACCTAACAGGATCAGTGTAAAGCCTCTTGTAAGCCCTCCTAAGCTGTCTTCTCAATAGGGGAGGGTACCCCATCATTCCTCCCTCCCTCCTTCTCAGAAAGCCTGTCACTGCCCTGGTGCTAACGTGTAAATCCATGTCGATAGACAGGAACCTTACAGGGCCTTCACCAGCACTTGACAACAATCCTTACGAAACCTTCAACCCTTTTAAAATTCCCTATAGGGATGTACCATTTTTTTATAAGCTACTGTTGTATAAGGGTTTTATTTCACCATTCACCCTAAAACACCTGATTTCAAGGTTCCGGATGTACCATTTTTGGTATTGAGTGTTGAAGAAAGATGGTAAGAATTATCATTTAAGTATTGACTTTTGTATCAATTCATGTTCAACTAATAAGGTAAGGATAAGATTTTAAAACAAACCCACCTGATAAGTTTTATCATTTAAGGGTTGACAAATGTATGTGCAATGTGGTTACATAGGGATAAGGGATAAACATTCGCAGAGCATACATTTGATAATTCTTATCATTTAAGTATTGACAGATATATGTTTTACCTTTATACTATTCGTGTAGAGTAAGAAAAAGAAACACCTAAGAAGTTAATCAATCCGGATCGGGATAACTACCCTTTGCCGGGTTTCCTTACGTTCTAAATTTAACATCCCGTGCTGAACACTGTGTTTAAAAACACTGGTGGGGAGAACTATTGAATAAATAAAGGAGAAGAAAATAAATGAAAGTACAAGTTAAAAGCGCACCTATGGGGTATGGTAAATCCCGTGATATGATTTCTACCATTACTTCTGAACCAGATAACTTTTATTTCTTGGTGCTACCATATTTGCAAGAAGTTGAACGTTATAAAGAAGCTAACGAGCAACTTCCTGAACATAACCAGTTGATTGAACCTTGTGATGAAGGAAGTAGTAAAACGATTGATCTTCTAAACAATCTCAATAACAAGACTGGTTCTATTGTTACAACGCATAGCATGTTTGAGAATCTTTCTGAAGATCATATTAGGGCTATCAAGAAACGTCCTATGTTCCGTGGTGAGAAAGTATGCGTTCTTGATGAAACCATTGATCTTGTTAAGCCTGTTAACTCTAAGAAGCTTCCTTTAGAAGCACTTAAAGCAGACATTGAAAACGGTTATATCGTGGTCAATGAAACTACAGGTCATGTTGTTTGGAACAGTTTAAAGCAATTTGATAGTGATTCATCATATCCCCATCATGAGCACCTTAAGAACCTATGTGATACAGGAATGCTTTATTTCATCGATGGTCGTTATATGATTATGGAAGTTTCAATAGACTTCCTTGAAGCATTCGATAGGGTAGTGGTGCTGACTTATCGTTGGGAATATTCAATTATGGCTAATTACCTAAAGGTCAATGGCTATACCTATGAATACCTTCCGCTGGATAAGTCTAAGGTGATGGAATCCTATAAGTATATTGTTGATCACCTTGTTATCCCTGATGATTACAGCATTGATGAATACAAGCTTTCTAAGCGTGGTTGGAGTGATAACACTTCAGAGCTTAAGAAGCTGTTCAATAATACTATCAAAGATGCAATGGTTAAATATGATGTAGGCATTGAAGAAACGCTTTTTACTACCTTTAAAACGGCTGGTGGTGAAGACCTTGCAAAGTGGATGACCACGCTTTCTATCGGCAAATGGCAGACAAAAAACACTGCAAACGAAGTGATTCCGGCTGCTTTCTGTGCCCATACAACGCTAGGAACTAACAAGTTCAGTGGTTGCAAACTTATGATCTACGGTCTTGATAAGCATATGATGCCGGGTGTTCAGGCGTATTTCGCTCAGCGTGGCGTATCTATGCCCTCTGATATGAACGATCTTTCAAACCTCCTTCAATGGCTGTTCAGAGGGATTATCAGGGATCGTGACAGCGATGAAGAGATGATTGCCATTATCCTAAGCCCCAGAATGCGCAAGATGGCTCAGGAGTGGCTTGCATGGATCAAGAGGCAGGTTGACCAGGGCGAGCTTGAAGATACTGGAGACAGCCTTTCAGCCAAGCTTACCCCAGAGGTTCGGAGAAAGAAGAAGCAACAATTCAATCTTTGGGTATCTAAAGACTCTGAAAATCGTTCTTGCTTCACTTTCGATGAATACCTTGAACATGGTGGCCCAGCACTGAACAGGCGTATCAAGGAAATGAAGAAAGCAGCATAAATAATGGGGGTTATATGTCAGACGATCCGTATAAAGAATACCGTAGAGAATACAAAGCTAATTGGTATCAAGTTAATAAGCATAAAGTTAACACTGAAGAAGCCTCCTTTAGAGCATGGATCAGACGTAACCCCCAGTATAAGAACACAGAAGATATTAAAGACCTGTACCTTAAGCACGGTGCAACGGAAACGAAGCGAATAGTTTTAAATCGACTTACAAATTAACCTAACCCTCTACGTGGGGTTTTATGAGGGTGCCTTAAAATGAATCTAGAGAAAGAAGAAGTTTACAGAACAAAGAGTGTAATTGACGATACAGACAAGATTTATGACCTAAGCAAAATCTTCAAGCAGCTTTCAGGTGAAAGGGTGATGTTCCCGAAACCGCATTATCAACTCATGAAGCTTTTGATCAGCCTTATAAGCTATGAAAATGTGGTGTACATCAAGCGTGAAGAGCTTTGCAATATCCTTGGTGTTGTAGAGCCAAACCTGCTCAGAAAGCTGAAGATGATAGACCACCTGATTGAATACTATAGCCATCAAGACGATAGGTCAGTTGAACAAGGTTTCGTACGCATCGAAATTAACCCTGTTTATGGGTGGAAACCTTCATATACCAAGTCGCGTGCTGATGCTGTTAAGTGGTGGTATGCGATTCGGGAGCTATGCGAAGAATCTAAACAAGATTTTGTATTGCGTCCTGAGTATCGGGAACACCTTCAATACCTGATGTAAAAGTTTCGCCGGGTTTTTCTTCTCCTCCTCCCGGCACCCCCGCTGCCATTGGATTCAGCCCCTTTGGCAGCACCTATTTAAAAGTTTAGAGCGTTGTATACAGTTGGATAACGGCCCATCAATAGCCGCCAGCGGTAAGACAGCAACGCTCTAATGGTAGAGCCTGAATGTTGTTATAAGCCAGTCAGGCTTTACTAAGACCTTTATACGTTGAGTAATCCTTCTGCGTTCTCCTAGTACCTTCTTCACGCTTGGGAAGGATGCGTATAACGGTCACAATTCAGAGCCTTCCCTCTTCCTCTTGGTGGGCTTTGATAGGGGTTTACAAGTTATTCATCTTCCTTGTAAGCCCCACCCTTTAGATTCCTTCCCGAAGGCTTTAAAAGCCTACCATCTTCAAAGGCGTTTGGCAGACGCAGTTGAAGCGGCATGTTGGTGTTCCGATGATCGTCCCTCCAAGCGTAGGGCACCAACACTTTTAAAGAAGCTTTCGGGAAGGTATTTAAAAAACCTTCAAGTCGGTCGTAAGACCTACGACCTAAAACAAAACTAATAAATTAAATGGAGTATTTTCCATGCCGCTTAAAAATAAGTCTGCCAAGACCGATATCTATATCACCCGTCAAGATAGCATTCGCCTTGGGTTTAAATTTTATATTTCTGAGAACGAGTGTTCTAAGTGCCATAGCCGTCCTTCATTGAGATATACGGTAAACAGTAATTGTATTTCGTGTAATCGCAAGCGGGGGAAGAAGTAATATGTTTACTGAAAACGATTATGCCCAGCTTCCCTCACACTGTCCCGAATATATCAACATTGGCTTTCAAGTCCACCAAGAAGATGGTCTTCCTTCCGGTGTATATAAAGACCCTGAAACAGAGCTTTACTACGCTGTCGCATTCCACGGGAACCGGAACTCACCAGTATTTCAGAATCCCCATAAAGATCCTTTCAAGGCTCACCAGCAATGGCAGAACCTTTGGATAGGTAGTATGCGCCAAGCTTTGCAATATTATAACTTTTCTGAGTTGTATAACGAGAAGATGGCCAAAGGTATACGCCTGTTCGTGGATCGTATTGAGGATGATCTAAATAACAACAGGGAGAGTGTTATCTAATGACAGAACCTAAAAAGCGTGGTCGTCCAAAGAATCACCAGTATCAAAAGATCAAGGATATACCTCCTCACCTGTTTAAAAACCGCCAAATGAATGAGCCATGTGGACAAGAGTTTAAAGATTATCTCAAGTATATGTTAGAGAATCATCCCGACGATCTTCATTACATTTTTAAAGCCTCGCAAGAATACGTCAATTATAACGGCTCCTTCAGAATGACTTTCGAACAGTGGAAAAGCAGGCTGGCCAATAAATTAAATAAAAAGGATGAGTAATGGTATCTTATAACAAGACCTATAGCTACCCAATCGAGCTACACAATTCAATTCAGCAGATGGGAAAGACGGATCTTAAGCTAGAGAATCAATTTAAAACTTACCGTTCAATGCTGGAAGATGCGGTTGTTTCAGGTAGTACCAGTTTCATCAAGTCTGTGTTGAATCGTCCCTTCAAACTAAAAGCACCTGTCAGGGCTACCACTAAAGAGAAACAGGTTATTGAAGCCCTTAACAAGTCCCTTGAAGAACTTCAGCCGTATTCATTCAACAGGACAATGAACAACATTCTTAGCCTTGTTGAGTACGGAACATCCATCCAAGAGTTCACATTTCATCGTAGAGGGGGCTATCAGGTCTTCAAAACCATTAGTCCTATCAGTCTGCAAAGCGTTAATAGGTTTGTCTATGATAGGGGCTACCTTAAGAAGCTTGAGCTAAATGCACCTGAAAACGATGGACTTATTCAGAATGTCGCCCAAGCACCTAAAGAGGTAAGCGGTGATAAGGTGATGGTCTTTAGCTTTCAGGCGGATAACGATAACCCGCTTGGTAAGTCTCTTCTTCGTGGTGCTTACAGCGTTTGGAAGGAAAAGCAAACATACAGGGAGCTGAACCTTGTAGGGGCTTCTAAGAGCCTTTCAGGCGTCATGAAGATTGAAGTACCGTCAGAGTACCTACAGAGTTATTTTACAGACCCTCTCAGTGATCAGGCCGTTCTAGTCGATAATCTGATTGCTCAAGCCGAGATGATGGGACAGGGACGTTCAAGCTTTGTAGCGATTCCTTCAGACGTTACCGAATCAAATTCCAAGCTTTTCAGTGTTGACCCGATCCAAGGGACAGTTGGCAATGGCTTTGAGATTGAATCAAGTATCGCAAGGTGTAATAGAGAGCTTTTCCTATCCCTTCAAAGCGCCGTATTGAGCTTGGGGCAGGATGGGGAGTCTTCAGGTTCTTACGGCCTTTCAAGCACTAAAAGCGTCCTATTGAATACCTTCCTTGAGTCGATTCAAAGCACCATAGCCAGCGAGTTCATGAAGGCTGTCAGAATCGCATATCAGCTTAACGGCCTTACAGACGAACGCTTGCCTTCAATCGTGTTCGATGAGCTTACCAAGCCCACTTGGGAAGAATTTACAGCGGGTATGAAAGACCTTGGGCAAAGCGGCCTTGTAGAGCCTACAGGGGAGCTTGACCGCTGGATTAAGGAGTATGCAGGGGCACCGACTCAAGGCGGTACAGGGGCCACTGGTGAGCTTATGAGAAGCACCAGGGCAGAACAAGAACAGGAGAACGATAATGGATGATCTTGAACAGGTACGCTTGTTGATTGGTGATACCGATACTGACGAACCTTACCTTGAAGATAGCGTTATTCAGTTCCTCCTTAACGAGTCTGGAAACGTGATTCTTGATGCCGCTATAGAGTGCCTTGAGGCGATTATTAACCAGATTGCTCTACAGCCTGACCGCTGGCGAATCGGTGATGCGGAAGAGTATAGGGCAAATGTTGAATCCCTTGAATCTCGTCTTCAGTCTCTTATTTCCAAAAGAAACGCTAAGAAGTATACGGCAATTCCAGTGATCCTGAATACTGACCGTAAAGACTGGGATGACATTAACAAGATTTTTGAATAATAAAAAGGGGGATTTATGGCACTGTTTGAAAGGCTATTGAAGGCTAAGCAGCCAAAGAAAGAAGAAGAAGCACCAAAGGAAGAACCTAAGCAGGAAACCATTTCCGAGCAGGAACTTCACGATAAGCTTAAAGGCTTTCTTTACTCAGACGATATTGTTTCTGAATATATTCATATCTTCCGTAATCTTTATGATGCTAACCCAGAGTTTGCAAAGGTTATGGAAATGTTTGAAGAGAAAGAGAAGCAACTTAATTCAATCAATCAGGGTTCTGAACATTTTGAACAAGTTACGGAACCTGATGATGGACCTACTTCTATCGAAGAAGCGTCAGAAGAATCTAATAAAGATTATCTGATGGAAATTCTAAATGAACGTTATGGAGAATAACACCAATGACTAAAATTAACACTATTGGCCCGAAGGGCGACACCTTCCTTGTACACGCTGATGATTACGATGTGATGTTTGATGCGGTTGATGTAACCGTTTCAGGCGTTGCCGGTGACATTCTGGAAGATGCAGCTACCAAGGTTTCTAGCACCTCTACCAGCGTTATCGGGATTCTTGCTGAAGCTACTGATGGTACTGAAGGCCCTGTTCGCGTTATGACCCGTGGCAACCCTTCAAGCGTCGATCATCAAAAACTCAATTATAACGATGCTGTTCAGGCCGATGTTCAAGGTTGGCTTGAAGATATGGGCATCGTGGTAGTCAATAAGTAATTATAATTTATAAACATAAGGATTAAAAAAGATGCTCGTAGATAACGAATATATTATGGATCGTACTGAAGCGATCAACAAGATTCCCGCTAAGCCGTCTCTTCTGGGTCAGCTTGGTTTCTTTAAGGAGCGTAACGTTAACAGCGATTACGTTACCCTGGATAAAAAAGGTGGTTCCCTGAAGGTTCTTAATGATAAGAGCCGTAACGTTGCAGATAAGAATACTGTTGATCCTGAAGGTTTTGAACAGTTTGTTTTCAAGCTGCCTCACTACCCGACAGAAAGCGTAATTACGAGGGACCAAATCGCGGGAGTACGGGACTTCAACAGTGATTCAGAAAAATCACTGGCTAAAGCTGTAAGTGAACACCTTGAAGACCACGTTGATAACATCTCATACCACTGGGAATACCAGCGGGCTAAGATGCTCTTCAATGCCCAAATCGTAACCGATAACTTCGGCACTTACGATATGCAAACCGAGTGGGGAGTTAGCCAAGGTACTAAGACCCTTGCCCATGCTGCTGATGGGGATACCCTGAAAGCCTTCCGTGAAATGCAGAACAGTTCTAAAGCTGGGCTGCTTGGTGGTCAGGCTCGCGGTTTCTATCTCTTCGCTGGTTCCGACCTGTTTGATTGGCTCCTTGCTAATCCTGATCTGCTGGCCGCAATGCAGATGCCGGGCTGGGGTTCTGCTAATCCGCTGATGAACGAGATTGGCGAAACTGGCGCAGGTTATTCGTCCGTGAATTTCGGGGCTTGCACCATCGTTAATTATACCGACTCTTTCGTTCTTCCTGATGGCACTGTTGAACAAATCCTTCCTGATGCAGAGGGTCTGCTGGTTCCCCGCGCACAAGTGGGCCGTCACCTGTTTGGCCCCGAGGCAACGCTTAGCGGTCTTTCCCAGGGTGGTCGTAAAATGTTCAGCCGTCAGGTTCGTGATGATCGGGATCGTTTCATCAATCTTGAATCTGAAACCAACAGCCTTCCGATTCTGGAAAGCGTCGGCAGTACCATCAAGGTCGATTTTACCCCGTAACATTTAAAGCACTACTAACGAAGGCTCTGGGGGCATAACCTTCAGGGCCTTTTTTGTATCTAAAGAATTATAAAAAGGGGGGAACCATTATGGCAGCACCCAGAAAAACAGAAAGGAACTTCACCTTTCATATCTCACAGGAAGACTTAGAGAACGAAATTGAAATCTTAGCACCCTTGTCTAAGAAGCAAGAAATTTATATCAACGATGACGAACACGATATTTTATTATTCGGTGGAGCTAGCGGGGCGGGAAAATCCTTCCTGAGTCTTTTAAAGCTTCTTATTGATTGCGTCGAAGACCCTAATTACAACTCATTTCTTCTTAGGGAATCCCTAGTTCAGATTAAGAGCCCCGGCAGTCTGTGGGAAGAGGCTAACAAGATGTTCGCACAGTTTGGGGCTAAATCAAATAATATTCAGAACCAAATCAGGTTCCCCAACGGGGCCTTTATCAAGTTCCATTATCTCAAAGATAATGAAAATGACTTCCAGGGTTCACAGGCTAACTTTCTAATTGATGAAGCATCCCAAATTAAAAACGTCGATAACGTTTGGTATCTAACAAGTAGGATGCGGGGTCGTTCAAAGAAACGCAAGACCCTACGGATGACCGCTAACCCTGATCGTAATAGTTTCCTGTTTGGATGGCTGAATAAGGCTGGCTACCTCGATGAGATGGGTTATCCAGAAAAGTCTATGGATGGCGTAACAACGTATCTCGTCCAACTCCAAGGCGATTTCGAATTCTTTCTTAGTCGTAAAGCAATCAAAGACAAGTACGGTGATGCTGCTGCTAAGTCTGCTTACAGTTTTGTTTTCCACTCCGCAAACATATACAACAATCCTATTTATCTCAAGGATCAACCTGAATACGTCTTCAAGCTAGAGAACCTTAAGAAGCTGGAAAAAGATAGACTTCTTCACGGTAACTGGCTGGTGTCAGACAATCCGGCAGGCTTTATCAAGCGAGAGGATTTCAAAGAGATTGACCTTTGTGAAGTCCCGTTAGACATTCCAATCGTCCGTAGCTGGGACTTAGCAGCGACTCCCGTCGATCCCACTAAAGGCAAGAAGAACGGTGGTGATCCTGATTGGACCAGGGGGACATTATGCGGTTATGAGAAGGATACAGGTAACTTCTATATCCTTGATATGAAGTCTCTACGGGATCGTTCAGCACTCGTTGATAACCTTGTAATGAAGACTGCCCGAGAAGATTCTAAATACGATGCTTATACCATCATTCCTCAGGACGTTGGTGCTAGCGGTGTTGAAGTTGCCCAGACGAAACGTACCAAGCTTCTCGCCCAAGGTTCAAAGCCGATTATTCATAAGGCCCGTAAAGCTAAATTGAAGATGGCCGAGAATTTCCTAATTGCAGTACAAGAGGGAAGGGTATTCGTCGTAAAGGGCACCTTCAGTGATGCCAACTATTCAGAGCTTGAGAACTTCCTAGGTGACAATAAGAACAATGGCCATCATGACGATGTTATGGATACGCTTGCTCAGGCTTATTCCATTCTTACCACTGGTCGCCTAATCCCCACCATCAAGCTTGATAAGAATAATCCCAGACTTAAGAATCTGTTCGGTAAAACCCTTCTGAGTTAAAGGATAATAATATATGCCTAATAAATCTTTCTATAGAACAACAGTCGCTTTTTATGCTCAATATGGTCAATACGTTAATGGCCGTTGGGAAGGGGGTTACACCGATCCTGTCATTAAGAAGGTGAATATTCAACCTTTTAAAGATGGTGAAATGCTCGACTTCAATACAGCGACCACCTACTACCAGAAAGGATACAAGAAGGTTTACTTTAAAGAATACCCGGTATTTCCTGAGAATCCCCCTGAAGATTCACAGATTATCTTTTATTACGATGGTCTGTTTTATCAGGTTCAAGGTGATATGGATTATACCACTCCCGGTAAAGGTCCGAAGCACCGCAAGGCCCTCGCTGCAAAGATGGATACTCAGCCAAGTATTACAGCACCATTCTAAAAAACAACAAAGGTATAAATTATGTATGTAGCAGATTTAAAGGCCAAGCTTGGCTTTCGTATTGAAGATAAAAAATTACGCCAGTTCGAAGCCATGCTTAGGAATACCCAGAAGAAGTTAGAGTCTTCTGGTAAACGTCTTCAGAACTCTATCAATGGAGTTACCAGGGAACAGGTTCAAGGCTTAAATAGGGTAGATACCAAGCTTCAACACCAAAAGAAACAGCTCGACGAGATCAACCGGAAATACGTCGAGCAAAAGGCCCTTGCTGATAGAGCCCATGCTGCCGCCTCTAGACGAGCCTTGAAAGGTGGTAGTGGTACTTCTGCTGCCGCTGGCGGTGCTGCTGGTGGGGCTGCTGTAGGTGGGGCAGGGGGAATGATCGGAATGGCCGCTATGGTCGGCACAGGCGGTGCATTCTTCAGTAACGAAGCCTTCCAAGCTCGCCAAGGTCTTATCAAAGCGTTTACCAGCATTGAAGGATCGGTAGAGGCCGCCCGTAGCAAGTTCGATGAGATCGTTAATGAAGCAAATGAATACGGCCTATCCGCCCAGAGCCTTGCAGAATCCTATAAGCAGATTCGTAACGCGCTTGAAGGTACCGGCATCGAAAACGCTTCCTTGAAGGTTACCAAGGCCCTAGAAATCTTTGGTACTGCTACGGGTATGACTTCCCAAGAGACTATCAGGGCTATTGATGCTATCTCTGATACAGCAGCCCAAGGAAGCCTTGATAATATCAACGCTGAACAGCTTGCCCGTAGTACAGGGGTAAACATCGTCAGTATGGCGAAAGCGCTTGATATGAGTGCTCAGGAATTCCAGAAGGCACTATCAGAAGGCAAGATCACCCCAGATAAGTTCATTGAACCCTTTGCAGACCTGTTGCTTGCAAGGGCTAACCAGGGCGGGGCGCTTGATCGTGCAAAGTCTAGCACCCAAGCACAACAGAACAGGGCAGCTAACCAGTTCCTTGAGAGCAACGCTGTATTGAATGCTTCTGGCCTCAACGAATACTTCAACAAGGTCTATCAAGCACTAAGGGAAATGCTACAGACAGCAGAGCCGCTTATTGAAGAACTCGGGGAATTCTTCTCGGGTGCTGCTGAATCATCTTCAAAGAACATCAAATCCTTTGGTAATCTTCTTGCAGCTATTGGCAATGTCAGTGATTCCCTTGATGGGATTGATATTGAATCACCCTTTATCAGTCTTAATGAACTTCTGACAGGGCTTACCAACTTCATCAATGATGTTGCCGATACTATTGACTTCCTTAGAAGCGATGACACTTGGCAAGAGAAGCTTTCAGGGATTAATGACCTCCTCATCAATACCCTTAAGCGTATCACCGAAACTTTCATCAATATGGCAATCGAAAACGTTAATCGAATTCTTCCGAGCTTTATGGAGATGGATAACGTTAACTTTGAGACAAGAAGTCTTAAAAGGCTTAATAGTGACGTTATTGATATGTCAGGCGTTAATGCCTTGATGTCAGAGATTGCCCGTAAGGTTCCAAGGACACCAGATGTACACGATCCAGCAGCATTGCCATTTGGTCCTGTGATGAACCGTCAAGGTGAAGCTTTCAATACCACCAATAACAATAACCAGACGTTTAACTTTGAAATCCACGGTGAAGATGGGAATATTCAGGACCAAGTGATTCAGGTTATTAACGATTATGTAATTAGACCAGCAAGCATTTCAGAGGTGCAAAGTGAAAAATAA